CACTTAACATACTTGTATTAGTAGATAACAGCAGCAAGATTGAAGAGGTGTGGTTAGCAGAGGCGCGTAATTGGTTTGACTTAGATAAGTTAAAGATAACCGCGAGTAAAAAGGGCCGCCCATACATATCGGAGTTACAATTCCCAAACGGCTCTAAAATCTCATTTAGTTCCTGGGAACAGGATATTACGTTTTTCGAATCATTCCAATTAGACATGCTAATCGCAGACGAGCCACTGCCAAGAAATATTTTTATTGCGATACAGCGCGGTATGCGTAAAAAGAATGTACAACCAGAGACGGTTATTGTAGGTACTCCGGTTACTTCAGAAGCTGCATGGTTACGAGAGGATTTTATACAGCCGTGGTTAGAAGGGAAGATGCCAGACGTAGAGTGCTTTACCGGCTCTACCCAAGATAACGAGGCAAACCTAGACCCTGGTTACATTGAGCGGTTCTCCAGATTGTTAACAGAAAAAGAGAAGCGCGTCCGGTTACATGGGGAATTTATAGATATAGATTCACTTGTATTTGCTCACCTAATCTCCCGCGGTAGCCATTTTTTAAGCAAAGAGCAGATAGAGTGGGCACCTACATACCCGTGTGTACTTGGGATAGACCCTCACCCGTCAAAGGCACATACCGCGGTACTGGTAGGCAGGCGTCCGCATGATGGGCAGTTGATTGTCCTAAAAGAGGTTTCCGCGAAACAAACCGCGAGGCATTTTGCTGCCACCCTACACGACCTAATAAGAGGCTACCGCGTAATAGATGTGGTGTGTGATTCCCTGGGAGCTACAGATGGGACCGGACACGAGGGATTTAAATCGTTCATTGAAATTTTAAATGAATGTGGAATAAAGGCACGGTCTACTACTTTTGAGGAAAAATCGCATGAAAGTACGGTTGAGCGCATACGTAATCTATTAGACGCCGGGGAGGATTTCGACTTACGGCCCAAGTTACAACTAGATTATGTTGCTTGCCCTGGGGTTGTAAGGGAACTTCAAAACGTGGGCTGGATGAGAAAAAGAGGTGAAGAGGTCAATAAACCACGCTTAGCTTCTGAAAAGCTTGACTTTTTTTCGGCGTTATCGTATGCTTTAGCAAGTTCAGCCCTCCAAAGCTCTAATATTCATGATAAAATACTACGAGTGGCTGACCCTAAAATGCGACAATTAGCTGGAAAGCCTAAGAAAATTGGAGCTACATTTAATAATCGTATGGTTAGGCATTATACGAGAAACTTTAATAGGGATGATGATTAATGGAAAATAATAGAGACCAAGAGCTGTTAACAAAGAAACGCAATAAAATAACTGCAACCTCAGAAGGGGAAGCCTTAGAAGCAGATAAAATGGAGCAGTCTCCAAAGACTCTTATGAAGCTATTAGAGGAAGAGGAATATGGAAAAGAAGTTGTAGAGATGTGGACCATCGGCGACAATGAGCGAAATGAGTGGCTGCAGAGACAGGAAGCGTTTTTAGATGAGTATGATGAATTTATATCGCCAATATATTCTGCCCCGAGTGATTGGGCTGCTAGTTTACATTTACCTATTGCGTTCACCGTGTCTAAGACATTCCACGCGCGTTTTTTCGCTGCGGTATTCTCTCAAGACCCTATGTTTACGCTATCGTCCCGAACTGAGGCTAATGTAGAGCGCGAGGCTACCGCGACTGATGTATTGAACTACGCGTTGAAAGATTGGGCAAATGATTATGCAGGTATAGAGGAGGAGATTGACCGAGTAATTTGGAATTGGGTAATCCGCGGAGTAGGCATACTTAAAATGGGATGGGAAAAGCGCTACCAAAAATACAAAGGCGTAGTAACTCACACTGTACCAGTTAGTCAAACAGTAAGAGGCCCAGACGGGCAGGCAGTCCCCGTAATTGTAAATACAGAAGTAAAATCAGAAGAGGATATTGTCGAGTTAGACTTTGATGGGCCGGTAATTAAAAAAATAGCTCCAGAAGATTTAGTACTAATAGGTGGTAATGGAGACCCGGATAAGGCCGATGCAGTAATAGAGTCGTGCTACTTAACCGCGTCTGAATTATATACTTTAGCTGACCGGAAAATATTTGATTTAGAGGCTGTAAAAAAGACTATTGAGTCTGGTAAACAATATATAGGCAGCGCAAGTAATGAGGGCATTAAACAATTACAATCAGAGAATTCCGGCGTATATAATACGAACTCTACAGTTGAATTAGAGCGATACCAAATATTAGAAGCCTACATTAAAAAGGATGTTTATGATACAGGAATTAATTCCGACCTAGTTGTCTGGGTCCATAAGAATAGTAATACAATCCTAAGGGCAACCTTCTTAAATAGAATTGATTCCCAGACCCGCAAAAGACCTTACGCCAAATTTGATTTCCATAAAAGAGACAATCAAACTTATGGAATTGGCTTAATAGAATTAACCTACTCTATTTGTAAAGAGATTGATGCAATTAATAATATGAAAATGGATTTTGGACTACTGTCCTCAATGCCGTTTGGATACTACCGAGCAACCGCCTCAATATCGCAGCAGAATATACCGATTGAACCAGGGGTATTAATACCACTAGATAACCCGCAAGCCGATGTATTTTTTCCTAACCTAGGAAATAGAACCGCGTGGGGTTCAAATGAGATTCAATTTTTATATGCACTTATTGAACGACTTACCGGCCTATCTGATTTAAACTATGGCGTCTTAGGAGCGCAAGGAGCAGCTCGTACCGCAAGTGGGGTATCCGCCATTATGTCAGAATCAAACACTAACTTAGACATTTTTCTACGCAGATTGAACCGCGGAATGAAAAAGATGCTTAACTATACGTTTGCAATGATTCAAGATAAAATGCCAGCAGGCTTAGAGTTTAGAGTTACAGGTAGTGATGGAAATGCATACTTTAGACGAGTAAAGGACCGAAAAGAAATAGCAGGTAAATTTGACTTCTCACTAGAGCCAAATAGTGCGGCCTCAAATCCAAGCGTCAGAGCAAATACTGCACAGCAGATTTATAACATGACTGCCAACCCTTTAGATTTACAATTAGGTATTATCACCCCACTAAATAGATACGAGGCAACTAAAAATTTACTTATCTCAATGGGAGTTAGAGACTACTCTAAATATATCCAAAAACCACAAGGCATGGAAAGACAATTTACACCTGAGGAAGTTGTAAATAGAAGGTTAGCAGGCATAAATGTACAACTCAATCCTATGATGGATATAGAGGGTATTATTAATTATGTAGATACCATAATGAATACAGACGAGTTGTTAGGGCAATTTAATGAGACGGGCGCAGTGGCGTTAGCTGCCCTTATGCAAGAAGCGCAGCAGATGTTAAGTGCTATGCAGGAAATGGCGAAACAACGTGCGGTTGCAACTCAAATGCAAAGTAACGCAGTACAATCACAACAGCAGGCCGCCCCCGCAGCAACTCCCGGGGCTCAACCACTACAAACAGGTGAGGGAGCCTAATAATGTCAAAGGCCTCTAAACGGTACAGCTTATCAATGGAGGAGTTAGACCTACTAGGGTCGGATGTACCTAAAGTTTTTTTAAAAATACTTGAAGCAGAGCTTGACTTTATGCAGAAAGATATGATAGTAACAAAGGTGCCGTCAAATAATGACGAACTTTTAGCCTTAGGTATGGCCAGGGCTAGATACGAAGGGGCATCCATTCTAGTTAGTAGAATACGAGCCCTAAAACAATTTATCCGAGACTAGAACGGTCTCTACGAGTGGTTACGTTATAACCGGAGGACAAGATGAATGAAGAGCAGAGCCAGCCCGGCTCAACAGCGCCCAATTCCCAAGATGAGTTGCTGAAAAACCTTAAGGCAGAATTTAACAGGAAGCAGGAGAACACAAGTTCCCAGTTAACACAGCTACAACAGCAAATGGCTGAATTAGCTACTGTTATTACTTCAAGTAGAAGTACAAAAGCCCCTAAACAAGAGGACATCCCAGACCCCCTACTAGACCGCGAAGGATATGAGCGATATGTAGAGCAGAAAATGGAGCAGCGAGTTGACAGCAAGCTACAAACTATGCAAAGACAACAGGCAGAGTTAGGCTCACTAGTGTCTAATTATCCAGAGCTGCAGGACGGTAACTCCGATTTGACTAAAGCAGCCTTATCTGTATACAATGGATTAAGTGCCGCCGAGAAGTCTAGTCCTACAAGTTATAGGCTGGCAGTACAACAAGCCGCTGCTGACCTTGGAATTTTACCAGTTACAAAAAGGAATAAAGTACAACAACCAGAGAATGAGGGGGATTTTAGCGTGAGCGGAAGTTCTAATACAAAAAAGCCATCCAAAAAGGATAATACAGAGGTTGACTCCAAAACTATAGAATTCGCTAAACTTCTAGGCAGGGATGTTAATGACCCAAAAGTCTTAGAGGGTTTAAAAAAAGCAGCTGGACGTAAAAAATGGGGTAAATTTCAAGGTAAAGGAGATTACTAATGACACCAAAAACACAAAAACAAACTGGCGGTCGGGCACCAATCTCCGAAAAGAGTAAAAAAGGACCTAATATTAGAACTACTATCCCAGGAGCACCAAAATCCCTTATTGATGTTCCCGCGGAATGTATGGAGGAGTTAAAAAAGAAGGGATTAGAAGCTAGATGGATTGATATTGTAACTCTAAAACGTAACCACGGGTACCATAAACAGGATTGGAAGCCATATAAATTCGAATCTCTGTCTTCTGAGAAGAATCCTTTCATTGATAATAATGCTTTTGAGGGTTACTTAGTTAGGAAGCAGTTGGTCCTAGCTGCTAAACCTATGGAAGAGGCGGAAGCACAGCGCCGGTATGTGAAGCACAGAACTAACTTACAGTCAAACGTGTCTCAAAAGGCGGTAGACGAGTTTAAAGAGTTCGCGTCAAAGTCCAAAGACATGAAAGTCCACGGAGACGATGACGAAGATGAGGAATAACCATTAAATAAGGGGCCTAAATAGGCCCTTTTTCAGTAAATTGATACAAAAACCTATCATTTGTTGCCTATAAATGGCAATTATGATGCACATACTATAATTAATTTTAATAAATATCCATTATTTCTATAAATACTTGATATAATATGTAATGAACGCCCGTTTAGGGCATTTTATTTATTCAAGGAGAAACTAATGGCAAATAAGAACATGCCAACTGGACTAAAACCTTATGGCCAGTTACTAAGAGTGAAAAATTATGTAGCAGGCAGTACTTGCTATCCAAATGACCCGGTATCCCTTGCAGCAGACGGTCAAGTAGACCCATCTGTTACAGGCCCATTGCTCGGCGTTGCTATTAACTATGCAACAGCAGGACAAGATGTAATGGTAGCAGACCATCCAGACCAAATGTTTACTGTAGAATCTGACGAAGCTACAGCAGCTGCCGATGTTGGATTGAATGCTCAATTAGCATTAGGCACACCCTCTACACTATATAAAATGTCTAGAGCCTATCTAGATGGCAGCACAGCTGCAACATCTAATGCTACTTATGAAGTTAAAATCCTCGGTATCGCTCCCGCTGTAGATAATACAGCAGGCGCAGATAACGTAGATGTTATTGTAAAAATCAACAACCACCTTCTCGGCTCTTCTACCGGAACTGCTGGTTTATAAGGAAAGGATTAAGAATATATGTCAGCACCCCAATTTATGAGAAGTCAGTTTTCGGACCTGTTTGGCAGCTCAATGTTGCCCGCCCTGGAAGAAATCTTCTGGAGCGAATTAGAACAGCACCCCATGCGCCGAGAGCAGTTATTCAAAACAGTAAATACTACTTCTGATATCTACCAAAGCTCAGAAATGCATGATATGCCCTTGTTCTCAACAGTTGCGGAAGGTACTGACTACAGTTTCAGCCGTCCCAATCAAGGCGCTAATAAAACATTTTCTATTGTTAAATATGGATTGGGCTTCTCAATCTCTGAAGAGGCAGTAGACGATGGCAAGTTCGATTTTATCAGTGATGCAGTTAAGAAAATGGCGAAATCTGCTAGAGAATCTCAAGAGATTTCTGCAATGAACATTTTCAACAACGCATTTACTTCTGAGACAACTGCAGATGGTCAATATGTATTTGATACTGACCACACTCTACCTTCTGGATTAACTTTCAGAAATAAACCATCAACTGCTAGTGATTTAAGTCCTTCTGCCCTTGATGAGGCTCTTGTAGACTTTGAGACTCAATTCATCGGAGATTCTGGAATCATATACAAATCTTCTCCTAAAATCCTCCTTGTACACCCTACATTGAAGAGATATGCAATGGAGTTGATTGGCTCTGAATTAAAAGCAGATACTGCAGACAATAACATGAACTCACTTAAAGGTGAAGGTCTAGTTGTTGTATCTTCTCCTCACCTTACTGATACTGATGCATGGTTCTTGTTAGGCGATAAATCTCAAACAGGTTTCCGCATAATCAACCGAAGTTCACTTCAAACTAAAGGTTCTGGCGAAGATGTAGGATTTATTAATGATTCAATCTACTACAAATCTAAATACCGCGAGACACTTGGTGTTATCCACCCATATGCTGCTTACGGTAACGCAGGCGCTTAGTAATTAAAATTTTCAATAAATTTAAATAGAAAGGCCACCTTATGGTGGCTTTTTTATGTTATAATGACTGTAGTCCGAATAGACGTTTTATGACTAAACGACTATCTATAACTAGACGATAGACTATGAAAGGAATTAAACATGTCAAGAACAACCTTCTCAGGCCCCGTAAAATCTACTAATGGATTTACTCCAGGAACTAGTGCGGTAGCCTTAACCCAAATTATGAAGGGCACAGTCGCCGTAGACCCAGCTTCTATAACTGCTCAGGAGTCTGCTGAGACTTCTGTTACTATTACAGGAGCTGCAACTGGAGACGTGGTCATAATGAATCCACCTGCCTCCCTTGAAACCGGATTAGCATTTTCTGGGGCTAGGGTATCAGCAGCAGATACTGTACAAGTCAGGCTCACAAATGTAACTGGCGGAGCAGTAGACGGAACCTCTAGAACCTGGACTTACGCAATTCTTAGAATGGCATAAGGGCCATAGAATAGGAGCCCTTTATGGCAGTAACTAGAGCCTTTAATGTAAAAAAGGTAACCGCGGACAATGATACTATAGCAGGTCCTGTAGCTATAGAGTCCATATTGTACCTTCCGGGGACCGGCAGTCCAGACGCCAAAATAAAGCAGACTGATACAAACGGTATGATTTTATGGGATGCTGATTCCGCTTCTACTAGAATTTGGGAAGAGATGTGTATACACGTTCCCGCGAATGAGACATTACACTTCGATTTAGCCGGAACTGGTACTGTGGTTTATATCTATGAAGAGTCGTGAGGATTTTAATATAGAAAGGAGATAATACATGGCGGCGGTGGTCAACGGTAATACAGCGTATTTAACCGCGGCAGCAGATTATCTCCAGGATAAAGACCTACAAGTAAACGGTCTAATTTTTACCCCAAATGCCGCAGGAGATTCCTTGACTTTGAGTGACTTATCTGCTACTAGTGTAGCCGAGGGGAGCAATAAGTTAAAGGTAAAAGCTGCAACAAATGAAACTATTTATTTAGATTTATCTAGCAATCCTATAAGGTTTCCTAATGGCATTTATGTAAGTGCTATAACTGCAAGTGCGGTATGTACTTTAATATTCTCTAGGAGAAGTTAGTAAATGTCAACAATTGTAAAAGATTTTAAAGATATTCAGGATGCGGTACTAGAGGAATTAAAGATACAATCAGGAGATACTGTAACTCTTGCCCGAGTTAAGCGT